GACCATTAAGACAATGCAAACAAAATAAACGGGAACAAAAACTCCCCTGTCTAGAAACAGACAGGTTGAAAATCCCTTGCTATATATACAATATTTACAATGTCGGTGGCACCGCACATTAAGAAAGTTCGGACAAGTGCGCACGCACTTTAATCCGAAAATATTTAAAAGTGCGGGCAAACTCCCTATGGAGATCTCACGCCCGATGTGAGATTTTAAAAATCCAACTTAGACATCACAGGACAGCCTTGAAATAAGACTAAGTTAAAGTCCTCTGCAACTGAAACATAACGATCAACAGAATGTGTTGATCCACTAGTGATAGTTACGTAAAGTGAATGCCAATTAACGTTGAAAGCCCTATTGTTAGCGGGCATATCAACATACTTAGCTAGTTGGAACCTGATGTTGTTGAAGTGAGGTAGTTCAACCTCAATGGTGCTCTGTATGTTCAAATCAGTGAGTTCAGCCCCTGGCCAAGACATAGGCCAGGAAGATTCACGACCCAATGCGAATAAGTCCTTATCCACAATATTGATACCAAGTTCAGCATTGGAATGATTATCACCAGAAACAGAATTCTCGCGAACAACCAAACAAGGGGTTGAACTTGTAATATCCCCAGTGAACATGTATTTAGAGCGAAGACCACCCCTCCTGCACAGGTAAGCAGGAGCTAAGTAATTGAGTAGAGTGGTGGGATTATAATTCACCTGATTGACACCATCGGAATTCGCCCCCCATGTGTAATAACCACGTGGATCAGGAAAATCAGGGGAAGTAACCTTCCAAATATTACCAATTGCATTACCAAAAGCTAAAGCTGACGAATGATAATTGTAACGCTTTAACAATGATCTGAAAGAAGCGATTGTCTCACCAAAATATACCAAATTTGTGGCATCAATATCAAGACAAGCATTGGCTTGCTCAATTGGTGGAGCGGTAAATGGGTCATTCTCGGCAGGCGCTATGACTTCAGATATTTCCGTGCGATCAGACTGGGGTTCAATAGCACTAGAAATGACCATATTGGATATATGCTGATTAGTTGGAACTGCAAATTCCAAATCATCACAACCTGATACGAAAACATTAACAACAACGTCATTGTCAACCAGACTATTGGGGACGGTAAGTTCATTTAGAACTGATATGGAAAGAGAACCATTATAATTGTCGGCAGTATTGCCATAGACAGTGTTGAAAATGAAATATGGTGCTAGTGTTGGTTGAACGAGTAAATAACTAAGAGGATTAGCCATGCCAACCTCAATAGTGAAATCACGCTCGTTGGAAATGTCAACAATCCTCGTGAATGTTGTGTTAAACTCCTTGCTTGTTGGATGATAAGGATCATAAGTCACAACAATACGACCTCTGTGATAAGCTGAACAGACGACTTGGAACCTATACTTCATAGTACCCCTCCAGTACTTAAAAGGTAAGGCCGCAAAGGTTACAGCAGGCAAGTAATATTTGGTGGTATCAACGATGGCATGAATTGGGTTAACACGAATAGAAAATAAATTATTGCCATTGACCTTAGATGTGGCCCAATCAAACGATGTGAGATAGGACTGCTTGGTTACTATCGTGGAAATAACCAACTCATCGGTGGTTTGAACACCGCAAACCGATGGATCAATAGTCAACTCTTGCTTAGAATCAAGTGTTAACTTAGAAACATCATCCATTCTGTCTGTATTGGCCAATCTAGTAACAGCGTGTAACCTAACAGTCTTTAAATCATTTACATTGGCAGGGGCAGAAAAGCCAAAAATGCGTGCTAAAGATCCAATGGTGTTTGAAACCATCTGAGTGGCTAACGCATAAGGACCAATAACAGGCATTGAAGATAACATGCCAGAACTGTGGGCCACAGAAGAAGCCAAATTTTGCACAGGTGACGAAGAATACTCACCTACAGAAGTTCGCGATGATTGAGCAACAATTGCAGATGAATTCTTGCTTGTGGGACAAGACAAACGAACCTGCTCGGCCCAAACAGTAATTGTGATAGTAATGGGGTCAGTTGCGCCATTAGCATGTTTAAGGCCAACCAACTCCCTTATGTAAATTTGACCCATATCTGTCCAATTAGCATCTGGTATGGACAGGTTATTCTTCCAATAGAGAAAAGGGAGATGAAGTACTCCACCCTGTGAAGTAGTTGGGTCAATCAAAATGTTCAAACGTTGTGACGCTGCTACAGCATGATTAATGTCCAAAGTTGAAAATGACGTAATAGTGTCACTTGTCTTCAAAGGGACATAATCAGCCATCAAGCGACCAAAAAGAAAAGGATTACCGTTGATCATAAATTTAACCTTGAGTTGTGCACTCAAAAGGTTATAATTATTGATCCTATTGATAACACGTTTATTACCAAAAAACAAAGTCCACGGATCAAAATTTTCGCCAAAAGGAAGTGCCTGTAAAGGAGTCCAAGAGTAACTAGCCACTTGGATGGGCCTTGCAAAAAAGTCATTGAGGTCATAGTCATCGGTAACGCCAGAATCTCTAGTCTTGTCATAGTGTGAGGGTAACGAAACGTCCCATTGTTCTGGAGCGTCTCTAAACTGCACCGTTCCCCTCGATGAAACAGATGATGCAGCGCCAGTTTGGTAAGTTGTAGGAGAATTACCGGCTCCATTATTTGTAGTGGTGGCAACGCATATTTAACCCATCAATTCCCGCGTTAGAGAAAAGTGGGGTGTGTGTGATTTGAGGGCGGTCCTCGGGTGCTAAATAACACCGCATACATATGATACAAAAGCCTAATATAAATAAGACACAACATTTAATTACATTGGTAACCAGATGTACCATCCCATTTTTAGCGAAGCCGCATGGGTGCGGCCGGTCCAATAAGGAGACCAACCTCCTCTAGGAGAGCTTAGAGTCGAGCCACGAATGGTCAAGCTCATCCCTATCTGTACGGTAATCGTCAAGGAACGACTCGTATTTGGGGAGTGGTGAAGGCATCCAAGCATCGAGATTGGCTGCCACAACAACCTCACCCAGTTGTTCGCGCCGCATGTTAAATACGACACGACCATGTTGGAACCATTCACGCAAGGCCCCAAAAATCACTTCAACACTAGCTTGCTCTGGTGATAACTCCTTACTGGGTACCCCAACATGAAGTGATTTGGATATGGAAAGCTCATCCAATGGTGCCATATATGCACCAATCTCCTCATCAAACCTAAAACCCCTTTTCAAAAAAGAAGCATCATCAAGGTTAATGTAAGGAACGGATTCTGCTTCCTTATCAGCCATAGTGTATTTCACACCATAAGGTGCAAGAGCCTTTTGGATATTAGTGTGGTGAAACCTAGGGACTGATTCACTAACAGTCATAATGTTATCATCCCCATAACAAATAAGCTTCACGTTATCACAAAAATCTCCAGGTGGCTTTCCATTATGTATTTCATAATAAGCGACTCTCATATAAATAGAACCACCCAAATTGTTTATGAAGACCGTACCTGGATGCCCAGAAGGGTTGCCGCAATAAGCACCAATATAATCCCCATTATATTCATATATAGGCTCACAAATATCGGTAGCAATACTGCGCATAGTAGCAATCTGAGTTTCATTGTAACCAGCCTTCTCAGCAACATATATCAAGATCTTGAAGCATAAGAAAAGGATCATGTTAACCATAGTTTTATCAAATTTGGCATAATCCCCTGCTATAGTGCGATCCTTACGGTAAGTTTCAAGCACCTCAGTCAATTTCTGCCAATGTGACCCAGCTGCATTAATTCCAACAGCACACTCGAAGTCAAAAGCATTTTCCATTATGAACTTGAAAACTGGTAAAAAATATTTCCTCACAATTACAGTTTGAATCATATTTGCACCTGCAATGAGGCGTGCTGGTTTGGTGGATGTCAACTTGACAGCCTCATCTTTAAGGCTCATGCGTGCAACAAACATGCAACGCTTACCCTCAATATAGTCCTGCTCACACCTCAAAACCTCCTTTTGAAACTCATCAGGTACGATAAATGGTTCAGACACATTATCACGTGGAACATCTGATCGCACAATAAAGGAATTCTTTGGTTTGTTAAAAGGCCAACCGGCGCTTGTAGATAAAGGCATGGAATCTATCCCATAACACCCATCAGCACCAGCCCAAGCGTTAGTCCACGTAAGAGGGTGGACCATATCAGAAGCTCAGGTGATGCTTCGACAATACGATCAACCATGCGCAAGTAATCATTCATGGCAAAATCAAGGAGTCTATGGGGTATATATATGGGTGTACCCATATCTATGAGGCCCGTCCGCCAAGGTTCATATGATCCTATAGTCAAATTAGGGCCATGTTTTTTCTCCAAACCAAGAATATTGGCAACATGGACGCTTATAGGTCTATCCAAAACTAATGATTTATAAAATTTCCTATGACCATTGTGAGAACCATATGAATCAAAAACAACCTCACCCATAAAATTAAACGGTGATTTATAGTGTGGATCACCAACAATTGAATAAGGACCAGTATAAAGATCACGCCTGCTGGCAGCATCAAACTTCAATGTGGTGTCAGGCATACTCTCTATGGTGGCAATGACCTCTGAACGCAATAGACAGTGACCACGACCTTCAAAAGCACCAGTATTTCCAGCACTGTGGAATGCAACTAAATAATGTGGTGTATCTAACGATATCATGGGCGCCATACATTGACCTTTGGCTGTAGGTAAATCAGAAACAAATTTAACACCCCAATATTTGCCAATGCCTCTCACATCATCGATCTCTTGAAGTTTAACATTAACATCCTGGTGAGTGATAATACCATGTTCGTTCCTATGTATCCACCGACACGCTTTAGATCCGGTCGAGCGACTATTAGGCAGGAGGTAGGTAAAATCAGCTTGGGTACCTGCACCATACATCATGAAAATGCCTAGGTCATTTGAACCATATGCTGTTGAAACTATTCTAGCCTTTTGTACTATTTCACAAGTGAAACTCCTCGTAGCAGAGCCAGAATCTTTGGGTTGGCGGATACCAGAAATGCTAATGATATCATGTTGCAAAACGTGCCAATTGCAAAGCCAATACAAACCCCTGAGAGGAAAAATATTACAATGCTCAAGGACCTCAACTCCACTATTAATGTCCCTAAGATGAAATGTAACAAATGCAATTGACTGAACTATTGCTCTTTGCACGTGTTCTTTAGTGGCGGTGGAACACTGGTGACCAATTTCAACAACATTACGCACAGCTTTAGGCCACCTATTGATCTTAATAATTGAATCAGGTTTCATGGGCTCAACACGATCACTCTGCGTGGCCAGTCCTGACCACCTATACCACATCCTAATACTTGCAAGTATGGACAGAAAGCAGCCAAACATGGCAGCTGCTTTGAGCGTGTGTGCAGTGCGTGTGACACTAAGAGCTATATCACAACCACGTACATAAATACAATGCGCATGAACAGCACACATGAAAATAAAAATACATGATGCAAATACGAAGCCCGTAAAAACACTAATCCAAGATCGTTGTGTGAGACAAAAGGTTAACAAACTAATCCCTAGTCCAGTCCACATACTTGTGAAAACAATTTTCCACCAAAGCTCAGCAACTTGATCCAATAAATAACCTTGGAGTAAAATGAAAAGTTTGTCCAACACAAAGACTTGAGATAAATATCGGTAGATGCGCAGCCACCTTTCATTATAGTACACCATGTCACTAAAACTGACTTTTGGCATAACACTTGAAATGGCAGTCCTAAAACTCTCAGGTTGTATGATAACATTACAATGTGCACAAATCCTAGGTAAATTATCGTGTGGACACAAATCGTGGGCGTAAACATCATCATTACTAGCCACCAAAGCTTCTTGACGGACCCTTTGTTGCAAAGAATCCCAACGGATGAATTCGAAGAGTTCACTTTGGTTAATGCCCATCATGCGCTTGCCATCCTTATTAAGTCGAGGCTCAAAATTGACACTCTTACCACCAGCACGTTCAACAGCATAGGCTGATTCAACATCAAACAACCACTTATCCTGATAGACCGAATTGTCAATCTTGGCGGGATCAAGCATCTTTGTACCTGAGATGAGGTATTCTGGTTTCACAACAACAGTCACAACACAATCCCACCGACGCAAAACTGATGCTGGTTCATTGGAATATAGCCTGGCCAAAAGGCTCTTTATGTTAGAAGTACCTATGATGAGCCTTGCATCCATTTTAAGCTTACCCTTGCTGTCAACATCAGCTTTCAACACAGAATAGACATTATTGTTTAGGACTGCACGAGCTAATTCCAAAGGACTAGTCTTAGTGAACTGTGGTGCAGTATTGGCTATGTCGTCAAGAACAACAACCACATGATGTGGCTTATACTCACTCTGATAACTGTCGTCTGGATTTAATGTGCATACAACATTCCCTGTCGAAGGGTAACCGTGTGACTGTAGAAAAAGCGCACTAATTTCGGGAACAAGACAAGATTTACCCACACCAGATTCGCCATAAAGTAATATACCATAAGGCTTACACCTAAGTGACACTAGGCCAAGTGATGTTTGATAATCAGCGAAAAGTTGGGTTAACCTAAGATGTTTTGAACAAAAGATGTTCTTTTCAGCCCCTTTAGTTGTGCTCATATAATATGTGCACTCTTCAAGAAGCTTAGTCAACCGCAAGACATAATCAGATGGGGTTGTTCCCAGATCGGACAGCGTGCCAGTGGCCAAAGAAGGACTTGCTGATACAATAAATGAGTACTCCTTGTCGAATGCTATCATCCGGGTGTCCCCAAACAAACAACCCTTAAAACCCTCTTGACACAAGACGCGGACCTGTTCTATAGCGAACTTCAAGACATCTATGGCATAACAAGTCAAATCCATAGTATCAAATTCTTTCAATTTGCTATTGTCAAGAAATCTGTCAAATGATTCTTTACCAAACGGTAGTGAAGCTGACGTGCAAACACCGGAAAACGCTAATAAAGCTATGATCTTCTTGGCATTATGATATAAGGGCGCAAGAGATTCCGATTGTAACTTAGTGTGCCCATCACGAATGCTGGCCCA